GAGATGCCCCCGGCAGAAGCCGCAGGCGCGATGCCGCCTTCTGGCGCAGGAGCACCGCCCGCAGGGATGTAACCCAAAGTTTAACCACCAGACTAATTACCTGAGTGGCGGGGGTCGCTTATACCGGCCCCCAATCTCGTATAAGGAGAAAATCATGCCGTTAAAAGGATTTCGCAAGTCTCATTGTCTTAGAGGTCATCAGCTTTCTGCAGAGAACACTTTGGAATACACCAAAGATGGCTACGCGGTACGGCACTGCAAAGAGTGCCTCAAGATACGTTCTAAAAACTACATCTTGGCACGCGGTGACCGCAACAAGGAATATCACCGAAACCAGCACCGTAAACGGACATTTAAATTGTCTCCTCAATTGTTTGAGGAAAAGATGAAAGAACAGGGTCGTGCCTGTGCCGTTTGTTGTGAAGAGTTCGTCGCTAGCCCAAACATTGATCATGACAGGTCTTGTTGTTCTGGCAAGAAATCCTGTGGTAATTGTGTGAGAGGACTTTTGTGTTGGAGATGTAATACTGTTCTTGGGAAAATGTTAGACTCTCCCGCTCTCCTTCGTAAAGCCGCCGACTACATAGAAAAATGGGGAGAGGTTTATGTTAGTCGAACAGCTTCAAACGTGGTTGGAGAAGCACAAACAGGATAAAAATTATCAACACAAAAATTTGACACCAGAAGAGTTCCACGCGAAGGCTTTACATGCGTCTGCAAACATGTTAGAGGGCAATAAGGCCAAAACGCTCAAGGCATGCACCCATTATGGGGTGTCCAGTGATTTGATGATTGACTGTCGATTTATGGCCCAAACCAACTTGTTCGCACTTTGCAAACTCCTTGGTTATGATGCTATGACGGATCACGAGTACGTTTGGACAGATGGTAAGATTCACAACACCCATGAGGAGATTTCGAACGGGTTCTTTGTTGAAAAAGATCCAACAGCAAAATCCTTTAAGGCATTTGCAACTTCGTACATTGATAAGAAAGAGCGACTGCTTCTTGTACCTCGTGGTGGTTTCAAAAGCACGATGGACATGGCTGATTGTATTCAGTGGGTGTGCAACTTCCCCGAAGTTACGATCATGATTTTGACGGGCGTGCTTGGTTTGGCTGAGGATTTTGTTAAAGAGATCAAAGGGCATTTCACACTAGAAGATGCGGGGGATGATTTTTTGGGTGTGTTTGCCCCAAAGAAACTCAAGAAGGCATTCAAAGCCCGTACAATGCGGGATGGCACCCCTAGTATGTTCCAAGTTCTTTTTGCGGAACATACGATTCCTTTGGATGACGGCAAGGCTTACGAGTATCAGACGCCAGCCGTTAGCCAAGTGGAAAAGGAATGTACGGTTTGCGCAGCTTCGATTGAACAGAACCTCGCGGGTTGGCACGTTTGCTGCCTAAAATTAGATGATACGGTCACCAATGAAAATTCTCAAACAGTTGATCGTATCAGGAATGTCAACAAGCAGGTTAGCATCAACCAAGCCATGCTCCATCCTTACGGTTTCTATGATGTTATAGGAACTTGGTACGACAGTGAGGATGTTTACGGACAGATCATTAAGAATGCAAAGAAGTATTCTGATGAGGGTGAAGATTTCCCAACGAAGATATATATAAGAGCGTGTTGGTGGATGAACGCCGCTGCCGTAGCTGCAGGTAAAATACCTGAGGAAATGACGGAGCAGGATTACGAATTTTGGTTCAATGAGCCCGGCAATCCTCACGCGTTAACTTACCAGTTTTTGCGGACAAAACAAAAGACTGATCCGTACTTCGCGATTAAATACCTGAATGATCCAACACTGTTTCATTCGGTAAAGTTCCCCCGTGAACTCCTTGTACGTCGTACAATCCAGTCGAACTTGATTCCCGGCACAGGGATGATCGTCACTGCGATTGACACAGCCTACTCGACGAAGTCGTGGGCGGACTATACAGTGATCATTACCGCGCTGATCTATGGTGGGAAGTTCTACATTATAGACATGCAGCGGGGCCGGTTCAACGAATACGAACTGCCTAAGATAATTGCGGGCACCGTTTTGAAGTGGAGACCTAAACGTCTCTGCATAGAGGAATCGGTCGGCGTCAAATGGTTAGGTAGAGAGATTTACAGAGAGATGGACGCATTGCGCGTACGAGCGAATATTGAATTCGTCTCTCTGGGTGTAGGAAAAAAGACTAACGCGAAGCAGATCAAGGCAAAGCCAGTGCTCAGACTCTTGGGCGATGAACGGCTTCTGTTTTCATTTGCAATGCCGGGCAAGGAAGAGATGTATGATGAACTCTCCAAGTTTGGCACCGCCGCTGCTACACACGATGACATAGTTGATGCGTTGGCGATCCTAGTCAATCAGTTTTCGAGTTACGCAGACATGGAAGCGAGGATTACCGCGCAACAGGCGGACTTCAATCCTGATCCATTCGCGAGACCCAATTACGATAGGGTCTATGGGCTCAACGCTTACGCGAAGTTAAATGCGCAAGAAATGCAGCTTGAGAATCCTGACATGTCATTGGCTGACATAGTCCATAACCAACAGCAGGATGCGCGTGAGACTGCTGATCCGTTCGCCGATCTTTTTAGTTGAGGAGAAAGTATGCACGTCTATGCCATTACCAACATGGTGAATGATAAGATTTATGTAGGCCAGCATTGTGGAGATTTGTCGGCGTATTTGAAATTGAATTTTAGACGTGCAGTTTCTGCTGATAGATGGAATGATAAGCCTGTTTTATATCGAGCAATACGCAAATATGGACCAGAGAGTTTTGTCATCACATCGTTGATTCGCGCAATTGACAAACAGCAGCTAAACGAGATGGAGAGATTTTTTATTCGTACGACTGATGCTAGGGTGCCTGAATTTGGGTATAATCTGGCTGAGGGCGGTACGGGTGGGGCTACGCGAACTGGGTACAAGAATTCCCCTGAACATATCGCGAAGTGCAAATTGGGAATGAGAGGAATTCCTAAATCCGCCGGGCATCGTAAAAACTTGAGCATCGCTAAAACGGGCGTACCCAATCCCGCTATCGCTGAATCCAACATACGTAGGAGATCAGAGAATCCTAGCTTAGCTGCTCTTCGTAATAGAGAATATCGTGCTAGGAAAAAGCAAAGGAGAGCCAATGCCCGATGAACCCGCTGTAGAAAAAATAAGGCTAGACGATCTGCAGAATACACATGGTAATCCTAACCGACAACTTGTCGATTCAGATTTCAATGCGGAAGGTGAGATCGTTGTAAAGGATGCAGAATTAGCGTTAGTTGTGCAATCCGCCGCTAATGCCAAGGCATACATAGCCAACAGACAGTAAACAAACCTGCTGTCTTAAAACCCACTCTGATTGACTCGGAACCCTGAAATGGAGACGAGGCGGAAGCGAAAGCACCGTGAGAGACTAAGTGAGAGGGCGTCGAAAGATGAAGCAATAGTCCGAACTTCATGTGGAATATAAACCATGAGAGGTTGACAGAAATGATCAACCCTGCCTAATGGCAGTAACAAATTTGGGAGTTTGTTGTGGAGAGATGCGGACCTGCTGTATCAATCCCCGCGTCCTATGACAGTATACGAGAACACTTACATCCTTGAGCCAAACGTCCAGCGGTTTACAGTTGCGAAAGTCTGCAACGCAGTTGTGCCCCAGCTTTATAAGGGATTATTCTACGACGATCCGCCAATGGTCCTGCGGCCAATGCCCGGCACTTCACAGGAGATCGCGGACGCTAAGTCAACGCTATTTTCGTTCATCCTACGAGATTGTGATTTCAAAACCCAGACCAAGTGGGGTCTTGAGCAGATGGCGTTCCTAGGAACTGGCATCTTCAAGTGGGGGTATGACTGGAAGAAAGTTTGTAAGCACACACGCAAGGCTACCAAGGTGAAAATCGAGGGTGGGGATGAATCCGTCACAGTACCAACGGATGAACCACCTTCTATCGAGACCAAGGAGACGTTTGTTCCAGTGCCGTTTTTTGAATGGCGTCCAGTTGACAAAGTTCTTGTAGACCCGCAACTCGCAGTAAGTGATATCCGTAAAGCCGGATGGGTCATCGATGTCCGATACATGGATTATTACCAAATAAAAGATATTCTTACTGCCGTGCGTAACGCCCGAAAAGACGGCGAAGATGGCGATGCTATCCTCGGCTGGAAAGATATCAGCGATGAAGTCTTGAAAACTTTCTGGGCTACGAGTAACCAGCAGGCCCAACTTTTGGAAACAGAGCAGGCTAGTTACATCGAGGGCGTCGTTCACCACGCAATGAAAGTCAACATGCGAGTAAGCCCTGACCCCCTGCGGAC